CTACGCGCAGGCTACGGCGGCAAGGACGACCGGATTATGGCGCTCGGGTTCGTACTCAAGAGCTTCTACTCGTGGGACGTTAACTACTGGCGTGCTTCCAAGATCATGGCGTACTCAGGCCGCAACCCGGCGCACGCCGCCTATGACCAGTCGCTGCTGCTCGGAGCGGACGGTAAACAGATGCAGCAGCCGCGCCGCGAACGCCAGTATGCGCAATGGGCCTACGGCGCACAGGAAGTACCGACCGGCATAACGGGCGACCCGCTTAAGAACCGTTGACGTTCTGTACCTGACAAGTCTATAATTGCTTCCGTAGCCCTCTACAGGAGAAAGTAACGAATGGCCGATTTTACAGCAGCAGTACTGAACCCCGTTTCCGGCGAAGTCGCGCTCAACATGAAGCAGATCGTCGAAGACAACACCGCCGACGCGCGCCGCCGCACCGGCAATAACGGCGCGAACGACAGCGCCTGGCAAGCCTTCAACCTGTCCGTGGCGCAGGACAACCAGACCGTGAAGCACCTTGCGACGCTCGGGCTCGTGCAGGCTGGGCAGACCGGCATGACTGAGAACCAGACCGCCGTGGACCCGGTGCGCACCGGCACCGGTGACGCTATCGTGGGCGGCGTCGGCGTGTCCGCCGAACAGGTTGCGGCGAACATTGCCAATATCACCACGCTGACAACGACGATCATCACGCAGACGCTGGCCGCGGTACTGCCTGTGCTTATCACGGCCCTTGGCGGCGCATCCACGCCGTCGCAGACGCAGGCAAAACCTACTATGGGGGCAACCAGCTAGCTATGAGCTTCCTTTCCGTTCTCAAATCCATCGGCGGCGTGTTTGGCAAAGTCACTTCCGTTGTGACGCCGCTCGAACCTGTCATCGGCGCAATCCCGGTCTACGGTCCTGCTTTCGACACGATCTTCAACGCTGTTGTTTCGGTCGAAGGTCTGTTCACGGGCGTCGCTTCGGCGGGGGCCGCCAAGAAGTCGGTCGTGACCACCGTTGTCAACGCGACTGTGCCCGCCGCGCAGGCTGTGCCGCCCGCGACTCTCTCGACTACCATCGACGAGATCGTGTCGGCGCTCAACGCATTACAGGCGGCGCAGGTTAAAGCCGCTACTCCCGCTGCTTCCGCTGCTGCCTGATGCGCACCGACAATAACAACAACCCGGCGGCGGTCACTACGGATGTGGCCGCCATGGGTCTCCTGAAAGACACGGAGTACGTCGCGGGCGACCCGTTCCCGGCTCCGTCCAACCTTGTTACCGCGCGTCTGATCGGCGACCCGGTGGCGCTCACTATCAAGCTGATCGACGCCATCGGTTACCAGACACATACAGGCTTGCCGCGCTGGACTTATATCAACATACCGAAGTTTGTGTGGGACGCGCTTACGCCGGATCAGAAGCGCGACGTGGTAGGTTACCACTACCAGCACGAAGGCGGCACGGCGATGCGCGGCCTGTTCCCAAACTACGGCAAACTCTGACATGGCATGGCGCGGCCTCCAGTCCCGTCACCTGAACGGCGCCGATTACGACCCTGAAGCGCATACCCTTGCGATCCAGTTCGTGAACGGCGCCGTTTACACTTACAGCCGCGTTCCACCTACCGTAGCCGACACCTTGTTCCAAACCGGTTCGCCAGGCTCGTACTTTCACGATAAGATTAGAGGCAACTACCCGGAGACGAAGATGGTGTCCGGGCAAACTAAAAGTGGCCGCCGCAGTACGAGGAAATTCTTAAGACGATGACACCGGTACAGGTACAGAAACGCAACCAGTCTGTTATTCAGGTCGTTGACGACAATGGCGTCGTACAGTCGCAGCCGTCTGTTCTGGATCTGATTCTGACCGCTTCGGAAGGCACGGAGTTACCAGCGTCTGCTTTGCCTGATAAGCTTCCAGCCTGGGTTATGGATCTGGACACCCACCACGCCACCTTCCAGCGCACCGCCGTATATCGTTGCCTGCATTGCGCGGGCGAGCACGAAGAGTACCGGCAGAATCCGCGTAACTTACCTTACGCTAAAGTCTGCGGTTCAGCTCTCGAAGACATGGAAGGCAATCTGACCATCTGCACCGCTCCCGCCATACGGCGTGTGACTCTACCCGGCGAAGGCGTCCCGCTGAACGCGCGCCGTTTCGAACCTCTCGTGATCTACGAGCGCGCCAACTACACTGTCGATCAGCTTGCGCGCGGCCTGAACCGCTACTACATACCGGGGCGTAACAACGAACCGACCGAACCGGGTATGAAGCGGATCGAGCTTACCGACATTCACTCTTATAACCGCGTCCAGAAAGAGATCAGCGGGTGGGAGACTAATCTGATGTCGGCGCGCCGCGAGACGCACCGCGAGTATTTTGCGGAACAGCGCAGGAAGGTACGCGACGGCGTGAATGTGCGTTTCAGCCAGTCGTCGCGGTACCTCGGGCTGCGGCAACTGATGCGCGCCAGAAGCGACCGGAAGTCGGCGGAACGGTACGGGAAGACGCTGAACGCCAACTTCCATGCGCAGTTGCTTGAGTTTAACCAGGGCAATATGCAGGACTGGTGTGCCGAAGATACAGGATGGAAGTCTCGTAGGGCGCGATGAGTTGGCGTACATGGCTTGGTCCCGAACGCGAGGACTGGTGCGACTATAACCTCTGCGACTATCCTTCACTTGAAGCGCTTTGCGACGATGCCAAGTGGCGTCTTCCGGCAAAGGCGTTCGCGCCAAACGTCGAGATAATGACCAATTTCCTGAAAATTATGGAGGAACAGTTCTATATGCCGCCCGACGAGTTCTCGCTTTTTATTGAAAACGCCCCTTCCGGTCCCGACAGATGGATCGGTTTCAAACTGTTAGTATAAGTTCGTGAACCGTCACCCTGGACACAGCCCAATTGACACGGCATACCTGTGTCCAGCTCCGTTCGAACTGAACCATTCCCGGCAGGAATGGTTGCCTTGTTCCCCCGATGAAATCTTCGCCTGGTCCCAGCAGATGCTGTCGGACGCTCGCTCGTATCTCCGCTTACAACCCGCCTACAAATACATTCCTGATGGATTCGATATTATAAACGGCGACTTTGCCGTTACCGACGTACAGTCCTTAAGTTCGGTCAAGACCGAGAGTACGGTCAGGAACTACCGCGAAATAGTCGCCGCCCAGACCAACCTCCGCATCATCCCTTCCTTTAAATCCTCCGAAATTTACCGCGAACAAAACCAGATCCTCAACAAAGGTTTCATGGCGTGGCAGAATATGACGTTCGCCGACCGCCGCGTGCGCGCCGCGTGGCAGTATGCCTGCGCCACTGGTACCGGCTACCTCGGTCCTCGCTACGACCCGAAGTACCGCCGTAAAGGCGACATCGTATGGGACGCCTACGGGCCTTTAGACGTGCTCCCGCTTGGTCTCGCTCCCGACCTCCAGATCCAGACCGCCTACGCCGTCGCGATGCGCAAAAAGATGCCGATCCACCAGGTCTGGCGCATGTTCCCGTTGCAGCGCGACAACATCAAGGCGAACCGCGTCAATACTCTCGGCAAGGGTATGGTGATCGCGCAGGCCGTCAAGTTCGCCAGCGCCGTGCTGAAGCGTTTCGGCCAGGGCGCGCGGCAACCCGAAGAAGCCTCGACCTGGGACACGGTAGACGTGTACTACATTTACGTGGACGACGACTCTGTGAACGAAACCGGGTCTCCTCGTCAGATCATGGGACCGGACGGCGTCTGGGGCACCAGTTGGTCGTATACGGTCCCTTTTGTAGGTCAGGAGATAGAGACCGGGCGCGTCTTGCAGGGCGGCCGCCCCGAGAAGCGCACGGCGCGCCGCGAAGACTGTATGCTGTACCCGAACCGGCGCCTGATTATCGCAACGGACTCCTGTATCGTGAACCCCGCGCCCGAGCACCAGTCCAGCTACCGCTGGGACGGCATGGTGCCCTGCGTCCAGATGCGCTGCGACGATCAGGCGTGGAACTTCCTTGGGATGCCTGTCACGCGCTACGGGCAGTCTTTGGAGAAACTGGCTATCGAACTCTGGCGCGGTCTGGGCGACCAGATGAACTTATCCCTGAACCCATCCGCGTTCTACGACCGCGGCAGCAGTGCGCAGTCTATGCTTCAGACCACGAACCCGCGTATGCCCGGTCTGCGCGTCGGTCTCGACATGACGCTTAATAACGCAGCCGGCCAGTTCGTGCCGATGTTGCCGCGCGACTGGTACCGTGTGGACCCGGCTATAGCGGAAGTAGCCGCAAAGATCCTGCCTGCCATGATGAAAGAGCAAATGGGCGTGGCCGACGTGACAGCTTTGGCGCGCGCCCGGCAGACGCCGGCCGGCGACTCGACCGAAAAGCTTCTCGAAGCGATGGGTCCGCTTGTAAAAGACGAGTCGCGCAACATGGAAGCCGCGATCCGCGACCTGGGCGAAATGTGGAAGTCCGACTGGTTCCAGTTCGCGACCGCCGCGCGCCGCATGCAGATGCTCGGGCCGGACGGCGTCACCGAAGAAGACTTCGACTTCGAACCCGGTACACTCGTACCGCTGACGCGTATGAAGGACTCGGACGGCAAAGTCGTCACGCTCGACATGACGCAGGATACGGACGGCAGCTGGCGTCACGAACAAGGCACCGGCAACTACCTTCAGCCGATGGCCGTCGCGCAGTTCGAGCGCGCCAGGTGGCATAAGGGAAACTTCAACTTCGAAGTGACGCCGTACAGCCTTAATGAGTTCAACTCGACGACCCGCAAGTTGTTTATGCTACAGCTTATGAAGGTGCAGTTCCCGTTGTCATGGTGGACGCTCGCCGAGACTTTCGACATCAAGAATTTCGGGCCTTGCATGGTGCCTGACCCTGAAACAGGCGGGATGAGAGAGGCGCGGAATGAGATAGAGAAATGGATCGCGCAACTAGAAATACAGGCTCGCGTGCAGGGCGCACTACAGGGTCAGGGCGGTGGTGGTAAGGGTAAGGGCGGTCAGCGCGGCAGGCCGGAAACGTTTTCACGCGCCCCTAAACTGGAACAGAAGCAGGGCGGCGACTCGACTGTTCGTACCTCCGCTCATTGACGGTAAGATACGTATATGGCGGACACCACTAAACCCCTGCTGAATGGGTCGTCGTTGTCTCACCTGACCGGCGCATCCGTTGCCGCCAAGGTAGTTACCGAAGTTCGTCTTCCGGCATCGTCCATGTCCGATGTACTCTCTACAATCGACCGGTTAAGCTATACAGGGAAGCTCGAAGTAAACTTTCATAAAGGGCGCGCGATGGATATGAACTGGGTGGACAAAAAGGAGACCAGGCCGAATGATATTTAAGAGGCTGATTTTTACGTCTGTGTTCCTGTTCGTATGCGGCACCGCGCACGCTCAAATTAACATCCCATCCATTATAAACGTGCTTACGGACCCGTCCGGCACATGCGCCAGTCCGGGCACGCCGCTCCAGTACAATACGCAGCTTAATCATCTGTCCGCGTGTCAGGGAGCGTCTCCCGGTCCTTACAGTTGGGCGCTCGTGAGCGGCGGTGGCGGCTCCGGCGCCTCTCCATTTTTCGGCAACATCACCGCCGTATCGGTGGCTTCTTCGGCCACTCCAGCTTTCAGTCTTGCGGCAGTCTCCAGTCAGAGTCCGATTCTATTCCAAATTAGTCCAACCACGAACGTAACCGGGCCGACGATCACCAACCCTTCAAAGGGGGCGTTGTTCTATATCTCCGTGACTACGGATGGCACGCACACCTGGAGTTGGAATTCCATCGCATCCAACGTCTGCCCGATCTACACGGCGGCGGCGGCAACGACTACAGCGCTACTTCAAGTCCTTGACGATGGTTCGACTATTACAGGCCGCGGCTGTTGGATTTCTATCGGCGGCATGGTGTTCTACGGGGCCGCGGTTTCGGCGTCGTCCACGGCTCCGGGTAGCGGCAATATGGACTGCCGGGTAACGTTGGCGGGACTGGATTGCTACGACGGAACGAACCACTGGATTCAAATCGAAGGTGCGCTGGGAACGGGAGTCAACGCCGCATTGCAGGTCAACGTCGGTACGGCTGGTGCTCCGGTGGTCAATGGAGGAGTGCTAGGGACTCCTTCGAGCGGCAGTATGGCAAACTTGACGGGTTTGACAGCCGCCCAAATACCCGCCGTCAATCTTCCAACACCGGGAGCGACCTGTACCTTTACAGCCAATTCTACTATCTGCGTTGCAACCACGACGGCCACAATTACCGTTCCGGTACCGGCGGCAGGTTACCAATTCTGCGTCCTCAATGACGACAACGTGAGCACGGTAATCACTCTATCCGCCATAGGCTCAAGCGCACGATACGAGAATACGGCGCGGACAGCTTACGGCACGGCGGGCACTGGCACATTTGTCTCAGGCGGCGCGGTAGGCGACGCCGTGTGCTTACTGGGCCGCGATTCGACGCATTACTTGACCGTATCCTACAGTGGGGCTTGGACGGCAAATTGATGACCAGATTTCTTGTTCTATTTTGTCTGAGCGTTGGGTTAAACGCGCAGATTCTCTCTCCGATAATGTTTGGAGTGGACCCGGATGTGAAGACTCCGGTGGACACCAACAGCGGCGGATCGTGTACTGGATCGTCCGGGGCTTGGACCTGCACCGGAACCACGACCGTTTCCTTCACGGATGCTTCGGCGGATTTCATCCGGTACACAAACGACGGATCGACAACACCGACATTCACAACAGGCACGCTGTTCACGACCGGAGTAAGCACGGCATCGAACACGACCTACAAGGCCATAGGATGCAAGGTTCAGAATAGGAAGTGTGGCGGGGTGCTGACGAGCGTTTATACGATCTCGTCGGGCACATGGACAATTAAAAACTCACAGACTAATTTTGCAAACGGAGCTGCAGGCGCACCATTAATATCCATAACATTCGCCAACCATTTAACAAGC